TTCTAATTTAGAACAAATGAGAAGACAATGTGATTTATTATTAGACTTAGACCGACAAATGGTTGAGGGTATTTTAGATAATGGTCACGATTGGGCTCAAGACCACATTTCAGAAGCAAAAAATAACATGGACCAAGTTTTTGATTTTATTATGAATGAATCAAAAAGAGATGGTATGGAACTATCAATGAATATTGATGATAAAAATATGGTAATGCAAGAAGGTCGTAAAAAAACTGGTACAAAACTTTGTGCTAGGGGTAAATCAGCGGCTAAAGCTAAGTATGATGTTTATCCAAGTGCGTACGCCAATGGTTATGCGATTCAAGTTTGTAAAGGAAAAATTAAAGGGTTAGACGGTAAAAAACAATGCTCAGGGACTTACTGTTAAAATGAACTTAAAATATTTTTAATAATTTTTTCTAAGGACTCATTTTGGGTCCTTTTCTTTTTTGGTTTGTATGAAGTCATAATTGGTTTTTGACCTTTACCTGTTTGAGTATCTTTTTTCTCTGCCTTTCTTTTTTGTGCACATGCAGCTCTCTTAGCCGAATCACTCATTTTACCAGCAACACCAACAGCCCTACATTTAGGATATGCCCCTTTATTAGTGTCAGGTCTCCCACACGGAGGATGTTTACCATCTACCTTCCTACAAATATTAACCCAAGGTCCTTTTGGTTGTTTAGACCCCTTAGGTTTTTTCTTTGTTCCGAACCATACAGCTAAATCTTCATTTATTACGTGAGCATCGTGGTTATTTAATTTGTAAGACCCGTCAGAATTTGGTTCCCAATGACCGACATATCCCTTTTTATTATTTTTAAGTGTTTTTTGTTTTTTATTATGATTAAATTCAGAATCAACAAAATTAGTGAATGGAGCCAACTCCGAATCTTTCCATTTTTTTAAACCTATCGCGATTGGTCCATTATATAGTCCCGCACTTGTGGATGTGGTCGTTTCGTTTAAATTAATACTATCTAACTCAACCCATTCTTTAATCGGTACAATGTTTTTATTTTTTCCTGGAAATTGATTTATTGGGTTACCCTCAACATCACTTAAAGTTGACTGTGGGTGATTTTTTATATAGTTATAAATTTTTTTTGCAATTTTTTCTTCCTTACCTATCTGTTTTTTATTTCTTTCCATCTTACCATCATATGAATCATATCCTAAATCAGGACTTTTGTATTTTGAGACTGGTTCAGTAAATGGTCCTAAAACATTTTTTTTAAAATATCTTTCACCCGGTAATAACGGTGCGATATAACTACCTCGTGACCCACCAGTGACGGTTGCTTCATTTATTTTCTTACCCATACTAATAAATATCTTAAAATAAAAAAAGGTCAGATTTCTCTGACCTTTTTCTTATTCGTATTTTAATTGATTATCTCAATTCTCTTAAGTCAAATGTTCTAACACCATCAACTGTGATACGACCATAGAAACGGTTGTTAACCATTTTCTTAGCGTATCTTGTCATTATACCTTTAATCGGTGTAAAGTTGAATGGGTTATACATTGTAGGAGTTAATTGTAGAGGTACGTACGGTGCGTAAACATAACCCGTATCAAGTAAAGATGTTCCTTTGTGTCCTAACAAAACTGTGTTTGGTGGGAAGTAAGGGTCACGGTATACTTGGTAACGTCCTGCTAATGTACCAACTCTTTCAATACCCATGTTGTACTGATCTTGCTCAGGAGCCGCGTTAGATACGTGGAAGTATTCTAAATCATCAAAGATTGCAGAGATTTCAGAAGAAACAACGATCCAGTTAGCCCCACCTCTCAATGTAGATTTGTGGATTTGTGCCGAAATTTGGTTAACCGCAGTTAACAAAGTTTGGTTCCAATCTTTTTGAGTGTATTGTGTTAATGGGTTAGCCGTTGTACCTCTTTTCCATCCGTTGTAATCCCAACGTAAGTTCCAAGCCGCACCTTTACGTAAGTCACGTAAAATTTCACGGTCGATTTCTGCGGCAACTTGCTCAGATAATAAAGCTGTTAATTCAGCTTCAGCATCGATGTTGTGGAATGCAGAAACGTCTTGTGCCAATTCAGGAGACCATTGTGCTCTTAGTTTTCTTTCTGTAACAGATACAGTAACTGACTCAAGGTCAAAAGAAACCTCACCAATTTTGTCTTCGAATTCTAATTCTTGGTATACTCTGAAAGTACAAGTAAATTGTGAACCTGCAGTTGCAGTACCAGCAATATTTAATGTTAATCCTGAATAACCATCAAGGGATGCTACACCAATAGAGCATGGTTGTTGTAAGTCAACTTCTAAATAGATTAAACCTGTAGCGTCACATAAATTATCATACGCTCCACCATTTCCAGGGTAAGAACCACTGTAGAATGTAGTATTTTGTTGTGAACCGTATTGTACGATACCTTTACCATATTTTTGAGTAACAACTCTAAATAACAAGTCACCTGAACCCATTCCTGAGAATGCTCCACCAGCAGTTGTTACTGCATTTACTCTTAAATCAGAAAGGAATGATTCGTTGTCCATTTCTTGTCCATCAGGTCCGATTAATTTACCAGCACCTGCAGAAGAGAATCCTGACATTACGATTAATGCTTTTCTATAAACTGGACCTCCGTCAGCACCTGTAGCGGCAACTTGACCACCTGTTAAAGTGTAAGCTGTAGGTACCATAACACCATTAGACCAAGCAACTGTAGTTGCGTTTTTAGTGATAGAAGAAAACGAACCTTTAGAATAGTCGAATAAACCTGCCGGGTCTAATGTTGCCTCATTACCTTCATAAAATCTATCGTAAAGGTTTTTGTCATTTGCTCCGTAACCAGCTTGTGCTTCTGCAACTGTTGGTCCGTTTTGTGCTCCAATAGCACCGTAGTGAATACCTCCACCAGCAGCGTTTGTACCACCTACTTGGTAAGACTGAATTTTAGGTACAAAGTAGAACAATTTACCGATAGGTAAGTTCATAGCTTGTACAGAAACTAAGTCGTTAGCCAATAATTTAGAGAATACACGTCTTACGATAGGGAAAACTACAGTTTCGAAAGAACCTGAACTATCTGTTGATGCCGCCTCGTTAATCAAATGTGACGCTTGGTTTTCATACAATTGCGCCATATTTTCTTTAATGTGTCCTTTAAGACCATCTAGGAACCCTAATTTGTCCCATTTGTTAATTGTGTCTTATTTGTTTATTTTATTTTTGACATCAAATCTCTCATTCTCATGAATTGAGGATTCTCATAAGTTTTACTTTCAATCAAGTTTGAAGCAGAACCGTTAGATGGTGTTTTAATTACTTGTCTCTGAATAGATTCAGTTACAACTTCATTAGAACCTTTACTTCCGTCTAATTCATTTTTGATTGTTTTGTAAAGTGATTTTGATTCTTTGATAGATTCTACATTATCAAACCTTCTAAGAATGTTTATTTTTTCTTGTTTTGTTGTTGAATGTTCTGTGAACAATCTTGTTGAGTATGCCAAATTTGAGTTAAAAACCGCAACTTCATTTAATTTGTTTCTAAAGAAATCTAAAGCTTTTTTGTATTCTTCATTTTTCTCTCTTAATAAATTAACTTCTTTTGTTACACTTTCGTTAGTAGGTCTAACTTTCATTTTAGGAAGTCCTTTTCTACCTGAATAATTTCTACTTCCGTTAGCTAAAGTTCTAGCCGCTTCGGTAGTTTCAGCATCAACTGCGTCAAAATCATAATCCTCCATGTACTCAAGATTTTTTTCATCACCAGCCATGTAGTCACTTTCATTTTTAAAATCATCTAATGCGTCATAATCTTCATAGAACTCTTCATCCATCCAATTTTCATTGTATTCTTCATCAACATAAGGAGTTTCAAAACCTTCTTCGTCTAAGTAAGATTCAGTAACACCATGTTTGATTTTACCATATGAAAATTTAGGACCTTTACCTTTCTTTTCGGATTTAGTTCCGTCAGACATTTCTTCGTCAAAACCTTTGTTATTAACAGATGATTTATTCATACCAGATCTAACTTTACCGAATCCCATACCTTTTGGTTTGATGGTTTCATGAACCTCAAGTTCATAAATTTTTTCTTCACCATCTTCTTCATCAAGATAAGATTCGTCAGTTTCCACTTCTTTTGTGTCATCCTCTTCAAAGACTAATTCATAAACAACGCTTTCATTTGTATTAGTTTGCATCGCTTCCATGTTTTCTGAATCGCCACCAGCCAAATCAATAAGGTATTCGTTGTGTGTGTTGTTATCGGTTAAGTGGATATTATCACCATCTTTTTTAACAATGATACCATCTTCATCACCCATAGCCTTCCAAACTTTCAATACTTCTTCCGCAGAAGCTCCTGTCATATCTAATGGTGGCATTTCGTCTTCGTTATCAGTATCTGCGGTTTCTTCATCTGAGTATTCAAACTCATCTGTATCAACTTCAGCATCTACTTCTCCTTCCTCTGTACCGTCTTCTGTTCCTACAACATCATCTTCATCTTCAGGTGTTGTTGCGTTTCCTTGTTCTGCTTGTTCGTACAAAGATTTTTTTGTTGAGCCGTTTAATGACTCTCTTACTAATTCACTGATTTCTTCCTTCATTGTAGAAGCAAGTATTCCTTTTGCGTTTTCACTGATAGCTTCTTCGATTGACTTCATTTGTAATAAAGCCTCTTCAACTATCGAATTGTTTTTGTTTAAACTCATTTGTAAATTGCAATGCGTTATCGTTTATTTACAAATAAATATATCAATATGCTAAAAAAATTACTTTTTTGGATTATATAACCAAAAAAAATTAATAAGCATAAAAAAAGGGACATTAATTATATACCCCTTTTTAATAATATTAAAGATTAAATTATTCAATAACCTCGTCAATTTTACTTTCTACAATGGCGGTAATTCTCCAATCCATTGAGTAATTTTCATAAGCTTTGGTCACTTTAGCCTCAACGTCTGTTGGTGAATAACCTTTAACTAATTTTTCTTCTCTGATTTTTTTAATTTTACCAGTGTTATCATCAACCATGTCTGTTGTGATTTTTGCTACAAAATATTTTTCGTCCATTTTAATATAATTTTATTTACCTAAATAATCGGACAATCTTTTCATCAAGTCAATAGATTTGTCCATACCAGAACCTAAAACATCAATATTATTATGTTCTTCTAATTTCTCCTCATATGATGGCCTATCTTCTTTATTTAAATACAAATACGCACCAGGTGTTGATGGTGAAGATACTAAGTCAAAACAAATTAATTCAAAATCATCTTGTACTTCATTTTGTTCTCCCTTTTTAACCAAAGAACCGACACCACGAGAAGAAACCCCCATAGTAACTCCTTGTCTCATAAGATTTGCCGCAACATCACCCTTTGATGTGACAACTCCTCTTTCGTGAAAACCTGGACTTGTTAGTAATTTAATCTTACCCATTAAAACATTACCTTCCCACCACATATCCGTAATAATATGAGAAACTCGGTCTAAATCTATTAATGAAGATTCGGGATGATTTAATTCTGATATAGACATCCCACGTTTAATAATCTCTTGATATTTTTCGGCCTCTCTTTTTAATATTTTTTCAGGGTAAACTCGACCATTTCTGTTTGGGACTCCCCATTTTTGAAGTGTCGCATAAAATACAAAAGGTTTAGAGTGCTCCAATTGTCCATATGATTCTTTAATTACATCGACATTTCTTGGTTCATTTGGATTAATAATTCCAGCATCCCACTCAACTAAAATTCCTTTACCTGTATCGTTTGGTCCTAATATTCTCATAATATATTTTTTAGATAAATATTAGTCATTTATAAATTCTTTTATTTTTGTTTTACTTAATGTAAAATACTTACTGTTTTTTAAGTCGTCCATATATACAGACATAAGAATTCTTTTAATTTTGTCTCTTAAAATTAATGATTTAAAATCTATTGATTGATTATGTATAAACAAAGTGATTTCAAGATTTAAAAAACTTTTTTTATTTTTTTGTATACCACTTGTTCGTAAGTCTAAATCTACAATTTGTTTTCTTTCAAAAGTTTGATGGTCTACTACTTCTAATAACGTATGTTGTATTTGTCTTTTTATTTCCCCAATTAGTTTATTCCAATTTTGGTCTTCTTTTATGGGTTCAATCCATGTTTGTAATACTACGTAAACTGATTTAAAATTTTTTGAGTCAACGGTTCCGTAGTGACATTTTGCATCATCAAAAACATTTAGTTTTGATGTCTTTCCTTTTTTCATTCTTCATACCTTATGGGTTTATTGTTTTAATAAATGTAAGTGAAAAAATAAAATTTGTCAAAATTCAGAAAAGTGTGTATATTTATATATAAAAACAAAAAAAATATATGATTATTATTAAGGTAAAAAATGCCGGATCTATTGAACAAGCCCTTAAACAGTATAAGTTTAAAGTGTATAAAACAAAACAATTAGAAAAATTAAGAGAACGTCAAGAATTTACTAAAAAATCAGTCAAAAAAAGAGAACAAAATAAAAAAGCAAGTTATCTACAAAAAAAGAAAACTTTAGAGTCCTAATTATTTTTTATCTCCTTTTTTTTGTGTAAAAAAATCTAAAGAGGTTAACCCTAAACAACCAAAAGTTAATAACCCAATTGTCTCAACTAAAAGTGGTGAAGGTTCGTATTTTCCACAACTAAACATAGAGATAAAAAGTGATATAACCAGCGATATTGAGCACATTAATCCAACAAATCTTTTTGAGGATATCCCACCATTCGCCCCCTCCATCATAGATTTAAAAAAATTAATCATAAACCTTTGTTTAATTTTCTTAATTTATATAAATTATATTTGTCGTATTTAGACTCGTTAATTTTTTTAATTGTGTTCTCTATAGTTTCTTTTAAATCATTTTCTTTTGATTCATTTAATGACACTTTTAAATTAGATATTACACTTTCTTTTAAAGTATCAATTTCTGATTTTATTTCATTTTCAGATAACAAAGATAAATCTAACAATTCTTTTCTTTCTGATTCACTAATGTTTAATAACTCTTTATTTAATTTATCATTAGCCACTTTTAACATGGTGTTAAGTGGTAAATTAATAGATTCTTTAATTTGTTTTTTATCTTCAGAAATAATAGTATTAATAATTCTTTTTTTAGATTCTAATACTGTCTCTAAATTTTTAATAGATTTGTTATA